GTTTATCGGGGCCTGCGTGTACGAAGGCGACGAACTCAGCGTTTACCCACCGACCCAGCGCGATATCGACGTCAGCGGTGTGTACCGCATCGGTGGCCGCGAACACCATATCGACACGATGGACATCTACTCATGACCGACCAAGACAGCCAGTACTTCGCGATCCTTACCGCCGTCGGCGAGGCCAAACTTGCCAATGCCATCGCCCTCGGCACCACCTTGACCTTCGCGCAAATGGCCGTGGGCGACGCCAATGAAACCAAGCCGATCCCCAACCGCCTGCAAACCAAGCTGATCAACGAGCGCCGACGTGCGCCGCTGAACCAGGTGACGCCCGACCCCAAAAATCCCGGAGTAATCATCGCCGAGCAGGTCATCCCCGAAAGCGCCGGTGGCTGGTGGGTGCGAGAACTGGCGCTTTACGACGCAGACGGCGACATGGTGGCCGTTGCCAACTGCGCACCAACTTATAAACCGCTGCTCTCGCAGGGTTCCGGCCGGACCCAGGTGATTCGCATCAACCTGGTGGTCAGCAGCACGGCCAACATCGAACTCAAGATCGATCCGTCCGTGGTGCTCGCCACCCGTGAATACGTTGATCGCTCCATTGTTGAGGCGATCAACAAGCAGGACTACAAGGCTTCCATGCTCGTGGCCACCACCGCGCCGATTGCGCTGAACGGCCTACAGACCATTGACGGTGTCGCGGTCACTGCGGGGGCCAGGGTGCTGGTAAAAAACCAGGCACAGGCAAAGGAAAACGGCGCGTGGTTGGCGGCGGTGGGCGCCTGGTCTCGCACCCTGGATGCAGATGAAAACCCGGAAGTCACCCCCGGCATGGTGCTGATGGTGGAAATGGGCACCACGCAGTCGGACACCCTGTGGCAGCTGGTGACGGATGCCCCGATTACCGTGGGCGTCACCCCGCTGACCTTCAGGAACATCACCGAGGGATTCGCACGGATCGATTCCCCGGCGTTCATCGGCACGCCTCGGGCACCGACGCCTGATCAATTCGATAGCAGCACCAAAGTGGCGACAACGGAAGCGCTGTGGCGCGCCTCTGGCAGTTACCGGGGCCAGTACGCCGTGGACCGCTCGTTTACGCTGTCTGCCCTGCACGTTGGGCAGATCGGGCGGGTTATCGGCGATGGCGGTTACAGCGTGACCCTGCCGCCTACAGCGGGTATTCCAGCGGGTCCGGTCATTCGGATTCTCAACGCGTCGTTGGCCTCGATCACCGTCATCTCGTCCGGGGTGCCCATCAGCGGTGCGACGCTCACGTCTGAAGGGGCGGTGATTCTCCCGAAGAACGGCAGTATCGAACTTTACTGGAACAGCGCCGCATGGGTCGCTTTCGCCGGCACTGAAGCAATTCGTTTTGCAGGTTTTGCCGCGCTGGCTTCGCCAGACTTTACCGGCCTGCCAACCGCGCCAACCGCATCGGCTGGCACCAACAGCTACCAACTGGCGAACACCGCGTTTGTATGGACGGCGGTGAACGCCTACGCCACGACCGTGACTGCCGCGCTGGCGTTGAAAGCCGCTATCGCCAGCCCCGCCTTTAGCGGGGTGCCCACGGCTCCCACGGCAGCGGCAGGCACCAACACGCTGCAACTGGCAAACGCGGCGTTTGTCTGGGCGGCAATCAACACCTACGCCACTACGGTCACTGCCTCGCTGAGTTTGAAAGCGAACGTGGACAGCCCTGGTTTTACCGGAGTGCCTACAGCACCAACAGCCGCCGCCGGGACCAGTACCAAGCAGCTCGCTACGGCCGAATTCGTGCAAGCAGCGATAGCGGCGATTGACCCGTGGGCAATGGTGCCGGTTGGTGCGTATGTCCCCCTGAAGGATGACGGAACCGCTCCAGCCCCGTCCAGAACCAGCCCCCTTTACAAGTACATCATGCTGACGGCGAGCCACGGATTTAACGACCCCATTCTCGTATCGGAATCAATCTCCGGCACGGCGCCCGAGCTTATCGCTACGGGTGTGGTCAGTTTGGCCGGAAGTCCCTTCAACGGGGTGAGGATCAACCTGATCAACACCGAGCGCCGTACGCTGAAGGCTGGTCTGCCGGGCGTTATCGAGCAGGATGCCTTACAAAACATCAAAGGTAGTTTCGGTGGTGCCGAGTCGAGCACGTCCACCACCGGCGCGTTCTCCAATGGCGCACAGTTCGGGACTGTTGGACCAGGCGCCAGCAACCGCAACGTTATCAACTTTGACGCATCGTTGGTTGCCAGGACCAGCAGTGAAACCCGCGTTAAATCCATCGGCGTCACTTACTACTTGAGGGTCAAATAATGCCTTATGCCGCGAATGGGAAAATTGCATTTGAGACAAAAGTTTTTGAGAAATCCGAAGCGTTCATTGAAATCACTCAGGACCAGTATTTGCAGGCACTGAATGGGATGCAAGACGGCTGGCTGGTCAGCATCGATGACGGTTTCAAGGTTGCCCCTCCCGAGCAGGCGCCACCACCCATTGATCCCATCCCAACGCCAGAAGAACTTGCGCAACTGGCCCTGGAAGCCCGTGACCGCCTGCTGACAAACGCGACCATCAGAATCGCCCCGCTCCAATACGCGGTGGATCTGGGCGACGCCTCACACGACGACATGGAAAAGCTGAACGCCTGGAAGCAATACAGCGTGGCGCTGAACAGGATCGAGGTGCAGGCCGGTTTTCCGCAGTCCATCAATTGGCCGGTGATGCCGGGGTAACTCGCGCTTTGTAGCAGCAGCGCCTACAACCCCGGCCCCTCGCCCTACTGGCGCGCGCGCGGCAGCCTGTGCACTGTCATTCCATCACAGCGCAGGCAACCACCCATGGCCGGTACAGACTATATCCACGGCGTGCGGGTTCTCGAACTCAACGACGGCACCCGCCCCATCCGCACCATCGCTACCGCAGTCATCGGCCTGGTTTGTACGGCTGAAGATGCGGACCCGCTCACCTTCCCGCTGGACACCCCGGTCCTGCTGACCAACGTGCAAAGCGCCATCGCCAAAGCCGGCGTCAAAGGCACCCTGGCGTCCAGCCTGCAAGCCATCGCCGATCAGACCAAGCCCTACACCATCGTGGTGCGGGTCAAGGAAGGCGCGGACCAAGCCGCCACCACCACCGCCCTGATCGGCACCACCACCGCCGACGGCAAGTACACCGGCATGAAAGCCCTGCTCGCCGCCAAGGCCCGCGTGGGCATGACGCCGCGCATTCTCGGTGTGCCTGGCCTCGACAGCCAACCGGTGGCCACCGCCCTGGTCTCGATCGCCCAGGACCTGCGCGCCTTCGCCTACGTCAGTGCGTGGGACTGCAAAACCAAGGAAGAAGTGGTCGCCTACCGCGAAAACTTCGGCGCCCGTGAGGTCATGGTGATCTGGCCGGAGTTTCAGAACTGGGACACGGTCACCAGCGCAACCGTCACCGCGTCGGCGGTGGCCCGTGCACTGGGCCTACGGGCGAAGATCGACAAGGACATCGGCTGGCACAAGACCCTTTCCAACGTCGCCGTCAACGGCGTGACCGGCATCAGCGCTGACGTGTTCTGGGATCTGCAAAACCCGGTCACCGATGCCAACTACCTCAACAGCAACGAGGTCACCACTCTGATCAACGAAGGCGGCTTCCGCTTCTGGGGGAGCCGCACGTGCAGCGACGATCCGCTGTTTGCGTTCGAAAACTACACGCGTACTGCGCAGGTCCTCGCTGACACCATGGCCGAGGCGCAGATGTGGGCCATGGACAAGCCGATGCACGCGTCCCTGGTCAAAGACATGATCAACGGGATCAACGCCAAGCTCCGCGAACTGAAAACCCTGGGCTATCTGATTGGCGGCGAGTGCTGGTATCCGGAAGACATCAACGACAAGGACACCCTCAAGGCCGGCAAGCTGTTCCTCGACTACGACTACACCCCCGTGCCGCCCCTGGAAAACCTCACCCTGCGCCAGCGCATCACCGACCGCTACCTGATCCAGTTCGCCGCCGCCGTCAACGCTTAAACCGGGCCTCCCCGCGAGGGGAGTCAACCCCGTGCCATAACCTCGGAGAACCCCGCCATGGCCCTGCCGCACAAACTGAAAAACATGATGCTGTTCAACGACGGCAACAGCTACAGAGGAAAAGCCAAAACCGTCACCCTGCCGGCGTTGGGCCGCAAGATGGAAGCCTTTCGCGCCGCAGGTATGAACGGCCCGGTCAAGGCTGACTTGGGTATGTCAGACGATGGGCTCCAGCTGGAATGGAAACTGGGCGGGCTCGATCTGACAGTGCTCAAGCAGTTCGGCGCGGTAAATGCGTCGGGTGTAGCCCTGCGCTTTGCAGGCTCGTATGAACAGGACGACACCGGGGAAGTCAGCGCCGTGGAAATCTCCGTACGCGGCCGTCACGAAACCATCGAAATGGGCGACGCCACACCAGGTGAGGATACCGAACACTCCATTACCACCACCTGCACCTACTACAAGCTGACCGTCGATAACGAAGAGATCATCGAAATCGACCTGCTCAACTTCATCGAGAAAGTCAACGGCGTGGACATGCTGGAGAAACAGCGCAAGGCCATCGGCCTCTGACCGCTGCCCTCGATCGATAAACCCATCCCACACCACCAGGAGCTTCGCCCATGAAAACCCCAGACATCGAACAAGCCGACGTCAAACCACTGGCCGACGACAACACCGTGATCCTCGACACGCCAATCCGCCGTGGCACCACCACCATCGACAGCATCACCCTGCGCAAACCCAACGCGGGCGAGCTGCGCGGCGTGAGCTTAGCCGAGCTGCTGCAAATCGACGTCAACAGCCTGGTGAAGGTCGTGCCGCGCATCAGTAGCCCAACCCTCACCGCCATCGAAGTCACGTCGATGGACCCCGCCGATCTGTTCGCACTCGGCACCAAGGTGTGCGGTTTTTTGCTACAGAAATCGATGAAGACGGATGCATCCCTCGTTGCGTAGACGACGCCATGGCCGACCTGGCCGTGGTTTTTCACTGGGCACCGGCTGATATGGATCTGCTGGGCCTGCAAGAGCTGATGGAATGGCGCGAGCGCGCCAGGGTGCGGAGTTCGACCGATGGCAAATGATCTGCGACTACAGGTGCTGCTCAGTACCATCGACAAGGCTACGCGGCCGCTGAAGCACATCAGCGAAGGTAGCCTTGAGACGGCACGCGCCCTCAAGGCTGCGCGCGACAGCCTCAAAGAACTCAACAGCCAGCAGAAAGACATCAGCGCCTGGCGCACGCAGCGCGCCGCCGCCGAGCAGACCGGTGCCGCCCTCACCGCCGCTCGCGATCGCGTCAAAACCCTCAGCCAGGAATTCGCCGCGACCGGTGCGCCTACCAGGGCAATGACCCGTAGCTTTCAGTCGGCCGTGCGCGAGGCCCAGCGGCTCAAGCAGCAGCACCAGCAGCAAAGCGAGCAGTTGCAGGGCCTGCGTTCGAAACTCTACGACGCGGGCATCAGCACGAAGAATCTCGGCACCCACGAACGCCAGCTGCGCGAGCAAATCAACGCCACCAACGCCAGCATCAGTTCGCAGGGCAAGCGCATGGCCGAGCTGAGTGCCCAGCACAAGCGGGCGGCAATGGCTCGCAGCCAGATGGAAAAATCCCAGCGCGCCGCCGGCAACATGGCCGTGAACGGCGCCGCAGGGTTGGGTGTTGGCTACGCGGCGAGCCGGCCGGTGGTGGCCGCTGTGAAGGCCTTTGCGCCGAATGAGGATTCCGCCACGCAGCTGAAGGTGTCGATGATGGATGACACCGGCAAGGTGTCGGAGGACTTCCAGAAAATCACCGATCTGGCGACCAAGCTGGGCGATCGCTTGCCAGGCACCACGGCCGATTTTCAGAACATGATGACTATGCTGCGGCGCCAGGGCCTGAGCGCGCAGAGCATTCTGGGCGGCACCGGTGAAGCGGCTGCGTACCTCGGCGTACAGTTGAATATGCCAGCAACAGCAGCAGCCGAATTCGCCGCCAAGATGCAGGATGCTACCGGCACAGCAGAAAAAGACATGATGGGGCTGATGGATACCATCCAGCGCGGATTCTACGCCGGTGTTGACCCTGACAACATGCTGCAAGGCTTCAGCAACATCGCCCCCGTCATGGACAACATCCGAAAAGCAGGACTTGATGCAGCCAAAGAATTAGGTCCCCTGCTAGTCATGATGGACCAGGCAGGCATGGAAGGCGGTTCGGCGGGGAACGCTTTCCGCAAGATTTTTGATGCTGGTTTAGATAAGGACAAGGTAGGGAAAGCCAACGCCATCGCGAAATCCAGCGGCAAGGGTGTTTCATTCAAATTTACCGACGACAAGGGTAATTTCGCGGGTCTGGAAAACCTATACGCTCAAGTCGACAAACTAAAAGTCTTCAATGATGAGGACCGAAAAGAAATCATCAAAAAGCTATTCGGCGACGACGCCGAAAGCATGCGCGCCTTGAACACAATGATGAACAAGGGGCTTTCCGGTTATCACGAAGTCCAGCAGAAGCTGCAAACACAGGCCGACCTGCGCACCCGTGTCAATGAACAGCTCAATACCCTCAGCAACGTCATGGAAGCCGCAGAAGGCAGCTTCACCAACGCCATGGCGGAGTTCGGCGCCGCTGTTGCGCCAGATCTGAAGGACCTGATCAACACCCTGGGCGAAATCGCCAACAGCATCGGCACCTGGGCGCGCGAGAATCCAAAGTTGGCCGGTGGCCTGGTCAAGGTTGTGGCCGCGATCGCAGGTTTGGCATTTGTATTCGGTGGCTTGGCGTTGACCATGGCGAGCATGTTGGGACCGTTCGCAGTGCTGCGCTACGGCATGACCATGTTCGGCCTACAAGGCAGCGGCATCACCAAGATGCTCGGCAGGCTGCTCCCCACGCTCACCGGCCTGGCCCGTAACGTGTTCCCCATGTTTGCCCAGGGCATTCGCATGCTCGCCACCACCCTGGGCGGTGCGCTGGTCACCGCCCTGCGCACTGTCGGCATCGCGTTGTGGGGGTTGGCAGCCAACCCGATCGTCTTGACCATCGCAGCCGTGGTTGCCGCGCTGGCCGGCGGTGCATACCTGATCTACCAGAACTGGGACGCGGTGAAGGCCTACTTCGCCAACGCCTGGACCGAAATCAAAGCCGGCTTCAGCGGCGGTATCGCCGGCATCATCACCACCCTGGTCAACTTCAGCCCTCTCGGCCTGCTGTACCAGGCCTTTGCCGGCGTGCTGAGTTACCTGGGCATCGACCTGCCCAGCCGCTTTACCGAGTTCGGCGGCATGATCGTCGACGGCCTGGTCAATGGCCTCAAAGCCGGACTCGGCGCCGTCAAAAACGCCATCAGCTCGATCGGCGACGCCAGCATTGGTTGGTTCAAGGAAAAGCTCGGCATCCACAGCCCGTCGCGGGTGTTCGCCGAGTTGGGCGGGTTCACCATGGCCGGCCTGACCCAGGGCCTGGAAGGTGGACGCAAAGGCCCGCTGGATGCTCTGACCAGCGTGAGCAAGCAAATGACAGCGGCCAGCACCCTGGCCCTCGGCGCCACCGCCATGCCGGCGTTCGCCGTGGACACCAAGCCGCCGATCAGCGCCGCGCCACCGACAGTGGTTTACGACAGCCACGACACCTACGAATTTAACTTCCCGGTAGGCCCTGGCACGGACATGCTAAGCCTTGAGAAGACACTGCGCGCAATGATTGCCCGTATCGAAAACGAAAAGAAAGCGCGCCAGCGCAGCAAACTCTCTGACCTGGACTGACCACTATGATGATGGCCCTCGGCATGTTCGTGTTCAGCCTTCGAACCGCCGCCTACCAGGAACTGCAACGCCAAACCGATTGGCGCCACGCCAGCAACAGCCGCATCGGCGCAGCGCCTGCGCGGCAGTTCGTCGGCCGTGGCGAAGACGCCATCACCCTCCCCGGCATCATCTTCCCCGAGCTGGCCGGCAGCGCCCTCAGCCTCGACGCAATTCGCCTGATGGCAAACACCGGCAAGGCTTGGCCCATGGTCGAGGGCACCGGGCGGATCTACGGGTTGTGGGTGATCGACAGCCTCAGCGAGAACAAGACCATCTTTTTCAGCGACGGCACCCCACGGCGCATTGAATTCACACTGAGCCTCAAGCGCACCGACGACGACCGCATCGATCTGCTCGGCGCCGCCACCAGCGTCGGCCTCAACATCCTGCGAGGCCTGTTTTGATTGAGTCAGCCATCTCCAAGGTCACGGGCTACCTGCGGGACACGGTCCAACGCTACGTGCGCGACGCGGCCTATCCCGTGCCTGCCTTCCGCCTCACCGTTGACGGCATCGACATCGCAAGACTGATCAGCCCGCGGCTGATGGGCATGGAGCTGACCGACAACCGCGGCGTCGAAGCCGACCAACTCAGCATCAGCCTCAGCGACCACGACGGCCTGCTGAGCATCCCGCCCAAAGGCGCTGTGCTGCGATTGTGGCTGGGCTGGAGCGACACCGGCCTGGTGGACAAAGGCACCTACACCGTGGACGAAACCGAACACAGCGGCGCGCCGGACGTGCTCAGCATCCGCGCCCGATCGGCAGACCTACGCAAGGGCCTGAAAACCAAACGCGAACGCAACTGGAGCAACACCACCCTCGGCGACGTCCTGGGCGACATCGCCATCGGCAACGGCCTCACCGCCACCATCGCCGGCGCGCTCGACGGTTTGCCCATCCTGCAACTTGACCAGGCCAACGAGTCAGACGCCAACCTGATCAGCCGCCTGGGCGAAGAATTCGACGCGGTGGCCAGCGTCAAAGCCGGCTGCCTGCTGTGCCTGCCAGCGGGCGGCGGCAAGACCGCCAGCGGCATGGACCTGCCCCACATCACCCTCACCCGCGAAGACGGCGACCAACACCGCTACCTGCAAGCCGACCGCGACAGCTATGACGGCGTGCGGGCCTATTACTACGACGTGAACAGCGCCAAGAAACAGGAAGCCATCGCCGGCGGCGGCGACAACCTCAAGGACCTGCGCCACACGTACAGCGATCAGCAGTCAGCCCTGCGCGCCGCCCGTGCCGAGTTTCGGCGGTTGCAGCGCGGCAGTGCCACGCTCAGCTACACCCTGGCGATGGGCCGGCCGGACCTGATTCCCGAGCTGACGTACACGCTCCAGGGCGTGAAGGCGGAAATCGACGAGATCATTTGGTATGGCGGGAATGTGCAGCACAGCCTAGGTGCGGACGGGGGTTACACGGTCAGCCTGGAGCTGGAGAGTAAGTTGCCGGAGGAAAACGTTGAGGATCTGGCGGAGGAGAACAAGGGGGATTACACAGGGATCATCGCGTATTACCGCGATGTGAAAACCGGGAAGGAGAAGACGATTACGGCGGGGGATCAGGCGATGCCGAGG